TCGATGGTGTCGGCTGGCATCGTGTAGGTATAGGTTCCCGCAGTCAAAGTTTGGGAACCGGTTGCGACCGTCCACAAATTAATGCCTCGGTTCTGCCATTCCTGAGCCATAAAATTCATGGAGCGACGGGCGGTTCTGAGGTCATACCCTGTCCGCAATTCCAAACCTGCGCGTTCGTAGGCTTCTTCTACGATCTCCGCAAAATCCGGATTAAACGTCGCTGTGCCGCTGGTTGCCATTATCGATAAGTACCTTTGGTTTTACCTTTGATCGCACAACCATCAATGCGTCCGCCTTTGGCATAACGCATACGACCACCGCCCATCATCTCATCAGGCTTTTCCATTTCTTTTTCGATGGTAATAGAAACGCTGGATTCACCATCGTCCATGCCATTACGCATTCTTTTCTTTCCCATCAATGAGGAAAGCAATCCCATTCCTCTCATCATGGTTACGCCCTCGTCAAACCACGAACCGCACAGCCATCAATGCGACCACCCATGGCTTTCTTTTCCACCTTGCTGGACTTCTTTTCCTTGCCTTCTAAATAGCCTTTTGGAAAAGAGGCTTTCGGATCATCAGGCAACATCGAACGTGGAACCAAATCGTCCGACTGTTCCTTCTTGGCTTTGTCCTTTTTCATCAACTTATCCTCGGGTTAGACCACGCACCGCGCAGCCATCAATACGTCCGCCTGTTGCTTTCTTCATTTTCCCTGCTTCTGACAATGCAATAGCAATCGCTTGCTTCGGGTTCTCTACAACAGGACCATTCTCACCAGAATGCAATTCACCTGCTTCAAATTCTCGCATCACTGTTGCCACCTTCTTTTTCTGAGCTGGCTTAGTGATTTGCTGGTTCATATTAGCGCGTGAGATTGCCATTGTTTTTCCTCTTAGCCTTTACCTTTTTGGCGGAAGCGGCGCGTTTTAGCAGCAATGCTTTCGGGCTGCTTGACGAACTGCTTGCCTTTCGCTTTACCTTTTCTTTTGGCGGCGGTGGTTCGGGCATACTCGGCTGGGGAAAGAGCTTTAATCGCAGCTTCTGGTAAATATCTTTCACCTGTTTGACTAGATGGCTTACCACTTTTGGTTCTCCATTTCTGCTCGCCCCACGCCTTTAAAGATCGTTGAGACTCTCTCATGACTTATATCCACCACCCGCTTCCTTGTACTTCTTAGCAAGGAGTTGGGCCTTTCTTGCGCTCCACTGACCGGCTTTGGTTCCATGGGTCGCAGATGCTTTAATCTGGTTAAACAGCCTTTTGCGAAGTTCCGGCTTAGTGTAGTTCCCTGCCTCATTCACTTTGCTTTTGGCTTTAGCCATCATCACGCTCCGCTAATTGACGGCTCACTAACCGATCAATCTTTTGCTCTAAACGATCCAATCGATCTAACAACATCTGAGCATCAGCACGAACTTCCGCTCTGGTCACATGGTCTCTGGCAACTTCTTCTCGGGTTCGGTTGAGAAGAATGCCAAGACGATTAATCTCAGCAAACTTCTCTTTCACCACAAAACCCAACACGCCGACCACCAATGTGAGAACCATATTCCATATCATCATTTCCATATCAACAGTTCCATGCTCTAAGAGACTTGTTGATACGACTGTTTGGATCATTGGCCGTCTTCTTGCTCGTCAATTTCTTTTTCATGCCTTTCATACGCGCACAAAAAGAATCACGGCGAGCGCCGCCTTCAGGTTGGGGACGCTTGAGACCCGGCTTGCCCGGATTGGCGCGGTTATAGGAAGCTCGTCCCTTGGCGTTCAAACCGCCTTTAGGATTTTTACCTTCCTTCCGCTGCCATGCGGGGGTCTTACCCATTAATAAATCTCCTCAGATTGGGGCCACCAGTCAGCGCCAGCTTCCACGCCTTCGTCATCCGGGCTTGGGAACACCCAGCGCCCATCTTGGATCTGCTGCGGGATAGCCCAGCGTTCCGTGACCTGCTTGGTTGGCTCGGGCTGGCCGGTCTTGGCGTTCACGCCCACTTTCGCGCAGCCAATGGTTGCAGCGACCTCCGCTTCTGCGGCGATGGCTTCTTGCTCGGTGTCGAAGATGCGGTATTTCATGTTTGTTCCTCAAACCGTAGGCGGCGCAGATTTGTACGGGTGACCAGCAGGAAGATTGGCTTCAAGGCCCCATTTCCACGCGAGGTAGCCTTCGAGTTTTTGGCGGTCAGAGGTGGTCAGCGGACCTTCGATGGCGATGCCTTCTGCGATTTCGGTGTTTGCGGGGGCAAGGATATTTGTGGACCCGAACACGTTGACGCTCAGCGGGTCGGTGTCTTCAGTATTGCCCGCCGTTTGAAACACAGCCCCCGTCAGGTCTTGCGCGCCATCGGTCCAATGATTCGCTTCTGCGTTGGTGTAATCGGCTTGGCCCACCTCAATAAACCATGTATCGACAATGCGCGCCGTGCTGCTCGCTATAGGCTGAAACGAATCCGTATCGAGCCTGCGGCCCGCAACGCCCATGAACTCCCCGCCGGGTGAAGGATTGGCTGTCAACATGAAGCGTGTTGAATTGTCCGCATCGCCGCGTGAACACATCAGCAGCGCCGCGTTGCCCGTCCCCGTCGCGACTGGATACTTCGCCACCACAACCCATGTCGCCGTACCGACATCGCGGAACAACGACGACGTGGTGTTATCCAGCCGGTCGTTCCCATCGGTGCGGATCACGGGTTTGCCGTTCAGCGCACCCGTAACCAATGACGGCTGGTTTACCGCCGTGGCCTGCGACAGGTCGTAGCCATTAGGCGATTTGTCATCCCACTGCGAAACGTCGGTGCCGTTGAGCGTAATGGTGCCTGCGTCAGCCGCATCTAACCACAGGGCTAAGCCGGTTAGCTGGGCAGGGGTCCACGCAGCACTGCCCGTAGAGTCAGGGTAAGTAACCGTTACGCCAGTATCTATCTGTACGGCAACTCGTCTGGTAACTGGGCCAACCGTGGAAAACATAGCGTTTCTCGCTACCCTCGGTTAGCGACGTTACTAAATATCTGCCAGTCCCACTCAGGAGAAGTTCCAGACGTAGCTGAGCCACGAACAGTTACGTCGTTACCAAAATAGACGTTAACCATGTGTGTGCCAGTAAAGGACTGAACGGTTGTGCCGTCAGCTCCGCCGTATATATCCCGCGTTACACCGTCCGGACCCTTAAACTGCCAAGTCCAAGTTCCAGACCCAGTATCAAGATGGGCAGCTAATGTTGCCCACCCACGACAAGATACCCATTCCGTAACGGTGTCAGTGGTTACCGTTCCAAAGCCTTGATGTGGTGATCCCATGCATCACCTTACGGAGTCAAGCTGTCGTACAGCGCGATGTACTTGGTGGTACCACCGATGCTGACAGGGATATAACCCGCTTGATCAGCAATCGTACCGGATACTGCGCCGGTCGTAATCGTGGTGGTGCCGATGACCAAGGTAGTGGTCGTCACAAGGGTGGCAGAAATATCACCCGTCACATCGCCAGAAAAACCATTGTCCGAAACAACCGGACCGGAGAAACGTGTTTGGGCCATTATAAAACTCCTTTTAGATACTGATACTTCAAGGCCAATCTACGTACCGAACTCGTATCAGACCCAAGCCTTCTTGCGCGTTCAGCATACGTCAGTTCTGGATTGTCTACAATATACTTAATTTTTGCCATCAGTTTCGGGTCCGAGTGATTCCGTGCCATATGTGCGCGAGAAAGAGTAGCTCTGTATTCAGGACTCTGATAATTAAACGTACTGGCTCTTCTTCCTAATCTAATCCGCTGGCGTACTTCTTCAGAATGTGTTTTCCCCCGCATCGGGGCTTTAGCAAAATCAGCTATGTTATAAACGGTAGGCTCATCAAACCAAGCATCCCCCTTTAAAAAAGAATTTTCTAATTGATCTAGCTCTTCAAGATTTGAGCATTCAATTTCAATAGCGCCATAAAAAGCATCGGCTCCGTATTTGTTATATGAATTTTGTAAATGCGGATTGGTGTGTTTGTTCCACCGCAAAAGACGGAAGTGTTCTTTCAAACGCTTTTTTACCCGCTGAGACTGACCGACATAGCACTGTCCAGTCACTTTGTTGACTATTTTATAAATGCCGCAGATGTCGATCTTATATGGCATAAACAAGACCTTAAGACCTTAACCGTGCCATGTCAAGACAAAAAGAAAGGGGGCCGAAGCCCCCCTCCTCAAACACATAAGTGCTTGATTTATCAGCTCGAACCGGGCGAACCGAACATGCCCAACGGATCAGACCAGCCGAAGCTATAACGCTCGCGGCTCTTGTACCGAACATTGCCGGTATCAAAATCTCCGTCCATTGAGTTTTGTAGCGGGGTACGCACGAAGTGCTTCATGCCATTCGGAACGTCAGTCGTTAAGAACCAAGCGTTCGTGTCGGTCAAGAAGTGGTTCACCGTGTAGCCTTCCGGAATCGAACCCATCGCCTTGAGAGCGTTGATGTCGTTATCCGCAGTCGCCACACGAAGCTCCGTATCGAGGAGACGCTTCGCAACGAACATCAATGCCGGTGGCACGATGAGCTTACGGGGCTTCGCCGCGATCAAGAGACCACGCTCGTCGGTCCAGCCAGCGATCTGAATCACAGCAGCCTCAAGAGAAGTCTCGTTGAGATCCGATGCGGTCAGACGGTTGCTGTTGGTGCCGCCGTTGACAAGCGGATGCGATGCCGAGAACAGGGCCACGCCGTCACCGCCCACATAGGACGAGGAGAAGCCGTTGTTCAGAACCGATGCCGCCTTGACTTGCTTCGTGTACGCCATCGCACGGGCAAGGGCCTTTGTATAGCGCTTGCTGAGCGAGTCATACAGGTTGTCTTCAACCGCTTCTTCCGTGATGGAGAAGCCGAGAGCAATCGTCTCGTGGCTGTAACGAGCCGTCCAAGCTTCCTGCGCGTTATCATACGCAATGGCGGAACCCTCGGCCTTAACCGGGGCAGCGGAGAACCCGCTCAGCTTCGTCTCTTCTTCAAAGGAACGCTCGGAGGTCTCAGTCTCGTAGATCTCCTTATGCTCCTCACCATACTGCTTGTACTCCAGACCGAACAGGGCGTTCAGGCCGGGAAGCAGCTCTTTCAGTAATTGTGCACGTGAAATAGCCATTTCTTAGAACTCCCTATTACAGACCAGTCGGGTTGTTGTAAGCATGACCACCAATCACGGTCGAACCGCTGTCAACGTATGGAGCGTTGAACTTCACGATTGCTTCCGGATAGTAGGTGGTGCCACTTGACACAAACGCCGTATCTTCAACCACATCGACGATTCGCAACGGTAGCGTTGCCGTCACCGCAACCGAGGAGAGCAAAGCGCCCTGACGGGAATCGCCCGTGCTCACGTTCAACGAGTTGGCAACCAACGCAACGTTGGACCCAATATCGCCGTACTCAAAGCCGTCTGTGGTTGAAACGTTAGTCGTTGCCGAAACACCCACGATCTTGAATAGGGTATCCGGGTCTTCAACGACGTAGGCCGTAATAAACGTGCCTGACTTCACCGAAGTACCAGAAACCCAAGATTGCGAATAGGTCGGTTGACCCGTTACGGACGAAACAAACTCGCAGCCCATAAACACGCCAGCAAAGCCGGTGGTCGGAGCAGTGGTCGTCTCGGTCGTAACAACAACGGTGCCGTCCGATGCAAATTTAAGCGGGTCACCGAAACCGATGCTGCTAGCACCAGAATCAATACGTCGCTTACGAGTCGCACCGGCAAACACCTGCCCACCGATCAAATTGATCGGCACAAGCCCATTAGGGGCTGAGACAGTTGGATATGCCATTAGTTACTCACTCCAAATAAGTTATTTGCCTTTGCCGAACGAAACCGTCGTCTTCTTATCACTAAAAAGCGGCATACGCTCATCGTTCAGCCTCATAAAGCTGTTGTCCACCGACTCCACTTGAGCCTTTGCTTGCGCGTTGTAATAAGCATCGCGCTGCTGCATCAACTCTTTAGGGGCCTTACAGAGCAACAACCCGCCAATCTCAATGTTGTCTTTAAAACGACTGTTGGGATCAGCTTGTAGCATCAGCTTGGGTTGATCAGAAGCCTTCACAGGTTCCCAACCTTCCCGAAATTTTGCAGACGTATTAGTGGGATCTGCTTGCCCCATAATACTGGTCCGAATCCAGCGAAACACCCAACCATCTTGAGGCTCCGGTTCAGGAAGCGTTTGAGGTGGGGTCCACGCCATTTTGCGTTGCGTTGACTCTCGGTTCTCGACTTCACGAGCCAATCTGTTCTCAGCCATTAGTTAGTCTCCAGTTTGAGTAATTCACGTGCGTACTGTTCATTGCTAAGACCTAATTTCTTGGCGATAGCAACTTGAGTCGGTGTCAGGCGGACCTGACGCGGCGCGGTGTTCCGCGTTACCGGAGCCACTACAGTAGCTGGTTTGTTGGTGCGAGCAGGCTTACCCTGCTTCGTTTGAGGTTCTTCTTCCGCCTCTACGTCTTCAAACGCTTCGGGGAATCGTTTCCTCATCGTGTTATCGATTTGGCGGTAATACTCGTCTGTACTCGGGTCTACGCCGCTTCGGACCAATTTTTCGTGCAGGCCAAGTGCAAGGGCGGTCATCTCCTCGTCTGCCCCAAACCAAGTATTTTTCTCTCGCCACGCATCGGCCTTTGGATCTGCCCTTGGCGTGGGAGCGGCTGGTTGGGCTTGTACCTGTTGTGGCTTTTCTACACCTTCATTTTGATTTTGTAAAGAGGGTCTAATTCTATTTACAGCGTTTTGACGTTGTTTAGCGTCAGTAAGTTTCTCTTGGGCTTGAACAATGAGATCAGAATCCCCGCTTTCATAAGCTTGTTTTAGTAGCTCTTTAGCCCTAGTTAATTCACCTTCAGCAAATCTAGCGGCTTCTTTAAGAAACGCGGCCTCTTTCTTAGCGCCTTCTTCTCTAAGTTTTGAAATCTCCTGCTCGCGCATTTGAGCAAATCGAAGGGCTTCCTCCCGCTCGCGCATAGCACGTTCTTTCTCACGGCGCTCATCGTGCCAGACCTTCTTCATTTGAGAGAGGCGTTTCTTAACCTTGTCGGAATACTCCTCAAGGTCATCCTTATCTAACTCCTCCACCATATCCTTCGGGAGGGGCTTTCGGCCTCGGTCCTCGGGTGGGGTATCGTCCTCAATCTCAATTTCAATATCGTCGTTATCTTCTTGATTTTGCTCAGCTTTTTGCTCAGCTTCTAGCTCATCAGGAAATTTAAATTCTTCTCTTTCGGCAGCCATGATTTACTCCTTATGCGCGTCGGATTCCACGGGGGTCTTGAACCACCGCTTCCACCGTATCGTCGTTAATAATGCGGAACTCCCTACCGTGGATGACCACGCGGGTGCCTGAATAGGGACGGGTAAGCACGAAGTCGCCTTCTTTACACCAAGGTCCGGTGGGGAACCGGTCTGTATCCTTGTAGCATTGGTCACCCATCTTCACGACAAAGAGGACAACCGTCGTCTGTTCCTCAAGGCGTTTTGTCTCATCTGCCTTAACTAAACCCCCTTCGAACTCTTCGTCCACGTGCGGAACCGCACATAGCATTCGGAATCCTTTGGGTTCAGGGAGGAGTTTGGCTTTGGCTTCCGCTGCCTGCTCCTGCGTCTTCTCAACGTCAATATTACTCATCGTCGCGCTCCAAGCGTTTTGCAAGGTCTTTAATGTGGTTCTTTGCGAGTTCAAGACCCTGTAACGCCCCGCAAAGTCTTTTGTATTCAAGCTCGTCCAATTTGCCTTGGATTAGAGCCTCAATAATTGATGTGCGCTCCTCATCTAGTTTTGCGTCTAGATATTCAAGAGCGTTGCCATACGCCATAAATTACTCCCGTGGTTGCGTCCTCTCGGACTGATCTTTCTCCATATCTTCGCGGGCTTTCGCAATTTCAAACCCGAGTTTCGTTCCTTCAAGCTGCTGCTTACCGGACTCTTGCGCCTTGTGCTTCTCGATTTCTGCGCCCAAACGAGCGGCTTCAAGCTGCTGACGCCCAGAGATTTCGGCTTCGCGGAGACGGAGTTCGTCTTCTTTGGCTGCGGCATCGATGACATTCTTCTGCTCTTTGAGTCGCAGTTCTTCCATTTTTGCCTGTGCTTCCATCTGCGCTTGCATCTGCTTGGTCTGTGCTTGCATTTGTTTGATCTGCAAGTCCATCTGCTGCATCTGTACAAGCGGGTCCTGCATCTGCTGCGCCATCTGCTGCGCTTGCAGCTCGGCTTGATCTTTTTGGAACAGACGTTGTGCAGCCACTGCCGACACTTGAGCAACTTGGTTCTCCAGTTCGGGTGGCAGGTTGTAGTCTTCCGTATTGTCTTGCGGCATCGGAGGCAACGCGACACCCAACTGCTTCTCGATATCGCGTCGGTATTGGAACGCTAAGTGCTCCATAATGTGCGCCTGCAAAGAGGCGGTGATCTGTTGCGCCATCGGATTCTGCCCGATCATCTGAGCAAACTTGGGGTCTTGCCCAAACGCCATATGGACTTGGATGTGCGCTTCGTGATCCTGATAAACAAATGCTTTCAACGGTTTGCCCGTCATCGCAAACATATTCTCGGTCACAGGATCGACCGGCTTTTGATCATCAGGCAACGGAACAATCTTGTCGGCGTTACGCACTCCTAACGTCTCAATCATTTGACGATGCAAGTACGGTAAGTTGTAAAGCTGCGGGGCCGTTTGAGATAGCTGTAGTACCGCTTGATACTGCACGATCTTCTGCGACATCGTTGCCGCATTGGGATCACTTACCGGAATAACATCTACGTCATCGTAGTCTGCTTTCTTTGCAAAGCGGTTACCGACTTCTGGCTCGTACGAATACTCTTCTGGCGTGTAGTCGCGGATGATCCCTGCAAGGAGCTTGAACTCCTGCTTCATCGCATAGTAGATGCGAGCCTGCACCGCAGACATCACCTTTAATACACGCTCCAAAATAGCAAGCGTCGTACCGACCGGAGCCTGCGAAGACATATCCGATACTTTGAGATCCGATACCGCAGCAAATCTGCGGCCTTCCTCCACGATCTTGTCCATCAACAAGGACAAAGTTTGCGAAGGCTCTTTGTATGGAAGCGGCAGGATATTATCGCGGATCGCGCCTGACGGTACGTCTACGTCTCTAAACTCACCCGGAGCAATCGGAGTATCGTCGCCTTTAACTCGGAGTCCTCGGCTCTTAAGGCCGCCCGGTAAATTGCTAAGCGTTCCGGCATCAACAAGCTGTCGAAGAAGGCTCGTGGCAGCTTTGCTATGGCCTCCAATGAGGTGGATGAGTCCGAAGTAATAAAATCCAAAACCGGGGATATACCCGTAGTGGACAAAGTGTTGTCGTTTTTGTTTGAGTTTGTCATCTTCACGCCAATTCCTACGTATCGCAAGAATCGTTCCGGTCCCTTTATCGATTGTCACTACGTAAGGTAGTGCAATGCCGGTCTCATTATTGTCGTCATCAACGTCGGGGTAGTCGTCTAGGTCAAGGTTGACATGCATCTCTAGCAAATGATACCGATCATCTGTCGATGTGCTAAAGCCTTGGTCTTCTGCCTTTTGTTTCTCTACCTCGTCCATCACGCGCATTGGCTCACCAAGATCCACATCTCGATAGAACCCTGCGTACTGCAACTTCGCTAAGTCATTCTTTGTCTTACGCATCCGGTGCGTAACACGTTCTGCTGTCTCTAAGTTCGCCGCTCCGTACGGCACCACAATATCTTCGGCGGGAATATAGACCGCTGTCTGACGAGCAAGACTTGGGTCGTAGTAAACTTTCTTGAAGGCGTTACCCGAGAGGGCGAGGCTCAACAACATTCGCTCGTGTTCTGGGCGGTACTCCTTCATCACCTCGGTCAGTTGGTAATTCATGTCATCCGCGACACGAATCGAAGCGTCCTTCTTCTCCGGAGTCTCTTTACCGACAATCTTAGTCTTGACGGGACCCGCCGCAGGGAAGGTCTCCATAATCGTCTCAGACTGAAACTTAACCGCCGACTCCATCAAGAGCGGGTGGAATACACCACACGCACCGGGCCACGGCTCCGTACGCTCTTCGTACCGAATCCCTAAAATCTGCAAACCTTTGACATAGGTATCCAGCCAATCTTTGCGTGACGCCAAGTCCTGCTCATAGTTCCCAAGCAACTCGCCCGAGATCATCTGCAGTTCACCTTCGCTCATAAAGTCAGCGAGGTTAGCGTCGAAATCTTCTGCGCGAGGTTCTGCCTTTTCAATCTCGATCATCATGCCGTCCATACCGATACGGACAGCTTCGGGGTCTTCGATCTCAATCTCGATTTCAG